ACTTTGACATTGAACCAGATCAAGAGCTTAGTCAGTTTGAAGATGACAAAGTTAGACTGACTAAGTACTACGGCCTTGTTCCTCGCCACCTGCTAGACAAGTCAATAAAAGAACCAGACTCAGAAGAAGAAGTTGTAGAGCTTGGTGACGAAGAAGATGATTCCTATTATGTAGAGGCTGTTGTTGTTATTGCTAACGGCGGTGTCTTGCTAAAGGCATCTAAGAACCCGTACATGATGGAAGATCGTCCTGTCGTAGCATTCCCATGGGATGTCGTTCCTAGCCGCTTCTGGGGTCGAGGAGTATGTGAGAAAGGCTACAACAGTCAAAAGGCGTTAGACACGGAACTACGCGCTAGAATCGATGCTCTAGCACTGACTATCCACCCAATGATGGCTATGGACGCTAGTCGCATGCCTCGTGGTGCTAAGCCTTCCATACAGCCAGGTAAGACCATTTTAACCAACGGCAACCCTGCTGAGATACTACAGCCCTTTAACTTCGGTAATGTTAACCAGATTACCTTTGCACAGGCTCAGTCGCTACAGACTATGGTACAGACTGCTACAGGCGCTATTGACAGTGCTGGTATCTCTGGCTCTATCAACGGCGATGCCACCGCTGCTGGTGTCTCTATGTCACTAGGTGCTATCATTAAGCGCCACAAGCGTACCCTAATCAACTTCCAAGAGTCTTTCCTAATTCCTTTCGTACAGAAGACTGCTTGGCGCTATATGCAGTTTGAGCCTGAGCTGTATCCAGTAGCTGACTACAAGTTCCACACTTCTAGCGCACTAGGCATCATTGCCCGTGAGTACGAAGTTACACAGCTTGTGCAGTTGCTACAAACCATGTCACCAGACACGCCAATGTATCCTAAGCTGGTTATGTCTATCATTGACAACATGAACCTGTCTAACCGTGAAGAGCTTATTGCTACTCTTGAGCAGGCTAATCAGCCTAACCCAGAAGCTCAGCAGGCTCAACAGATGGCTCAACAGGGTCAAATGGCCTTCCAGGCATCACAAACTGCTGCACTTAACGGCCAAGCTGCTGAGTCGCAAGCTAGAGCGCAGAAGATTGCCATTGAAGCACAGGCTATACCGCAAGAACTGGAGATTGACCGCATCAAAGCTGTTACAACTAACCTAGACAAGGGTGATGCAGACGATAAAGAGTTCCAGAGACGCTTAGAAATCTCTAAACAGCTGCTAAAAGAGCGTGAAGTAGCCGTTAAAGAGGAAAATGTTGCTAAACAGGCGGCTCCACAGCCTACGCAGGCAGCTCCACAGCCCGCACCAGCAGCACCTCGTCCACAACCACAAGGAATGACGCCCAATGGTCAGCAATAGAGACTTAGAACACGTAGTAGCTCAAGTAAATGTACAGTTTAAGGAACTATTTAAGAAGATTGCACAACTTGAGAAACAAATAGCGGAAACAGGAGCTAAGAATGCCAGCAAAAAAAGACCCAAGACTAGCTAGGGCTGGTGTAAGTGGATATAACAAGCCTAAGCGTACACCTAGTCACCCTACTAAGAGCCATGTAGTTGTAGCCAAAGAAGGCGATAAAGTTAAGACTATACGTTATGGACAACAGGGTGTATCAGGAGCTGGTAAGAATCCTAAGACAGCAGCAGAGAAGGCAAGACGTAAATCTTTTAAAGCACGCCACGCAAAGAACATTGCAAAAGGTAAGATGTCAGCGGCTTATTGGGCTGATAAATCTAAGTGGTAAACACAACAGGAGAAAGACATGCCATACGGTAAAGGTACATACGGTAGTAAAGTAGGTCGTCCACCTAAGAAAAAAACAGCGGTAAAGCCTAAGAAGAAGCCAGTTAAAAAAGGTAAGTAACATGGCAGCCAAGAAGTCTACAGTAAACAAAGCAGGGAACTACACTAAGCCCACCATGCGGAAGAACTTGTTTAACAAGATCAAAGCAGGTACTAAAGGTGGCAAGGCTGGTCAATGGTCTGCTAGGAAAGCTCAGATGTTAGCCAAGGAGTACAAGGCGAAAGGCGGAGGCTATAAGTAATGGCACTAAAAGAATCACAGAAGTCTTTAAAGAAGTGGACAAAGCAGAAGTGGCGTACACCCTCTGGTAAGCCTAGCGGCAAGACTGGAGAGGTTTACGCACCTTCTAAGACTATTAGTAAGCTGAAGTCCACAGCAGCAGGTAAGAAGAAACTAGCCGCTGCTAACAGGAAGAAGAAGGAAGCTACCGCTAAAGGCAAGCAACACGCCAAGCATGGCCTTCATAAGGGTAAGAAACGATGAAGGGTCAGACACACGGTGGCAAAGGAAGTGCCCAGCGCAAGACAGACCAGAAGAAGTTTGCAGCCAACTGGGACGCCATATACAACAAAAATACGACAAAGTCAAGTAAAAAGAAGAAATAACGCTTGACTTTCTTATTCATTTATGATATAATAAGTAGTATATGAGGTGTTTATATCTCATTAATGATAACTAAAACAACACTGTCCTAATAGGAGAAACAGTATGATGAATAAAGAACTTGAGCTATACTACCGTAACATTAGAGATATGTTTGGAACAGACGGCTGGAAACAGCTCATGGAAGACCTTAGCTCTAATGCAATGGTTATTAACTCAGTAGAAGCTGCAAAAGACAATGAAGACCTGTACTTCCGTAAAGGCCAACTCGCTGTCATAGCTAACCTACTGAACCTAGAAGCTCAAATCGACGCGGCGGAAGCAGAAGCACTGAAAGAAGAAGAAGACTCAGAAGAAGCTGCCTAATGAGAGCTATGTATGAGTTCCGCTGTGAGGATGGACACACAAATGAACGCTACACAGATTCAGAGTGTACCCACATCCCCTGCTTAGACTGCGATAAGATTGCAAGAAAAATTGTAAGTGCTGTGCGCTGTAAGTTAGACCCCATCTCTGGTGATTTTATGGGTGCTACCAGACAATGGGAAAAGAACAGGGCACAGAAACTGCAACAAGAACGCAAGGCCAACTCCTAACCGAAGCCCTGCATAATACACCTCCATAATGAGAATACTCACGGAGTTTAATAATGGCAACACTAATAGACGAGCGTCCACCGGAAGACGTTGAAACTGAACACGAAGAAGTAAATCAAATTCAAGAGGAACCTCAAGTAGAGGAGACTCCTCAAGAACAAGAAGAAATCCCTGATAAGTACAAAGGAAAGTCAACTGCTGAGATTGTAAGGATGCATCAGGAGGCTGAGAAGTTACTAGGCCGCCAAAGCAGTGAAGTAGGGGAGCTTCGTTCAGTAGTAGACAACTACATACAGACACAACTCGACACAACATCAGCAACCCAAGAACCTGAAGAAGACATAGACTTTTTCTCTGATCCCGACAAGGCAGTCGAGAGAGCGATTAAGAATCATCCTTCAATTAAAGCTGCTGAAGCACAAACCCAGCAGTACAGACAAACCACAGCACAGGCTCAATTGCAACAACGTCATCCCGACATGCAAGAGATTCTAACAGATGCTAAGTTTGCTGAGTGGATTAAAGGATCAAAGATTCGTACACAGCTCTTTGTACAAGCGGATCAACAGTATGACGCTGAAGCTGCTGATGAACTATTCACTACGTGGAAAGAACGTCAACAGATTGTAAGTCAAACAGTTGCTAATGAGAAGGCTAGTCGTAAAACCGCAGTTAAGTCCGCCTCAGCAGGTAATGCTAAAGGTAGCGGTGAAGCAGCAAGTCGTAAAGTTTATAGACGCTCAGACATTATTAAACTAATGCAGACCGACCCTGAAAGGTATTTGTCTTTGTCTGACGAGATCATGCAAGCGTACCAAGAAGGGAGAGTCAGAAACTAAATCTCTTTAAGGAAGTATTATCATGGCTACATCAGTATATCCCAATATGGGCGGAGCAGTAGACAACACTAGCGCAGCTAAGTTTATCCCAGAAATCTGGAGTGACGAAGTAATTGCTGCATACAAGAGCAACCTCGTACTAGCTAACCTCGTCAAAAAGATGAGCATGACTGGTAAGAAGGGTGACACCATCCACGTACCTAAGCCTACTCGTGGCACAGCTCACGCTAAAGCTGAAGGCGTTGCAGTAACCATCCAGAACAACGTAGAATCTGAAGTTCTGATCAACATTAACAAGCACTTTGAGTTCTCTCGTCTAATTGAAGACATTACCGAAGTACAGGCTCTGGCTTCTCTGCGTCAGTTCTACACTGGCGACGCTGGTTATGGTCTGGCCAAGCAGGTTGACGACGACCTGTTCACTCTGGGCAAGTCTTTCGGTGACGGCGATGGCTCTTCTTGGGTTCACAGCGGTTCTTACCAGATCAACACTACTTCTGGTGCGCTGGAAGCCTACGATGCTGACGGTACTGCTGACATCGGTGCTTTCACTGATGCCTCTTTCCGTGGTCTGATCCAGAAGATGGATGACGCTGACGTTCCTATGGACGGTCGTAGCTTCGTTGTTCCTCCTTCACTGCGTAACGCTATCATGGGTATTGATCGCTACACCTCTACTGACTTT